GCCTTCTACAACAGAAGAAAAAAAATATCCTTGGTAAGCGATCCCATTGGTGACTGGTCCAGTTTCAAAATATACGACCTTAACTTACTATGCCGCATTCTTTCAGTACAAAACCACATTAAGGATGGTCGAAGAACTAAAAGCATCTGGTTATGGGGACCTAGCCGTACTGGAAAAACGTCACTTGCGAGAAGCATCGGACGACACATTTATATGGGAAACACCTGGAACGTCGACTTGTTAGATGACACAGCGGAATACCTGATTCTAGACGACATCGATTTCGATAAATGGGGTTGGCAAATGAAGGCGTTACTTGGGTGCCAAAAAGACGTTTCATTCACAGGAAAATATTTTAGACCGAAAAAATTTACTTTTAACATGCCTTGTATAGTATTATCCAACGAAAAACCATTATTTACTGTAGAGCAATCAAATTGGTTAAATGTAAATGTAGACTTCTTTGAAATAAATAATAGATTATATTAATTGCTATTTTATCCTACTAACGGGGTCGGACCGGGGGCCTCCCGGCCTAAACCCCGGTCCTATCTGTATGGCCTTCGGCCTAAATATATACCTAACCTAACCTAACCTAACCTCCTAACCACAACGTGACCTAAAGGTCACGTGTGACCTAACCTAACCTAACCTATAAGTTATTCGTAGCTGTTTGATCTTTGCCTGAAACGGGTAGGTAGAAGGCATAGCGTTTCTGAACTGTAAATATAATATCTGAAGCGAGTGCCTGCACTGGGGTAGCACCTGATATTCCGGGGACACCGTATGTTTGGAAAAAGTATCCGTGAGTTAAGCCCCGCATACATATACGCGCGCGGGTATCGGTGGCATTGACCAATCGGTTCTTGGCATCCTTTAGCGTCATACTTACTGTATTCCCAGGTGCAATCGTAATTCTCTTCTTCGATAATACCTTGAACGTTTGACAAAAGAGGGAACTTTGAAAAGGGGTCGTACCCACTTCCGTAGGATATGACTTAGCTGAGCCAACAGTGTTGCCTTGTTCCTCATCTTCAATTTGTCCTTGTTTTACAAATCCTAGGGCATATATTCCTTGAGCGTTATTAAGGTTATCTACTCCTGCTAAACCAAACGTCTTCCTACATCGCACATAATATAAATCCACTATCATTGGGGATAAACCAACGTTTCTCCAGGACACGTCCATGTTACCACTCTCAAATCTGATTTTTTTATCTACATCTCCTGCAACAGTAACATCATTAATATTATCAAATGCTACAGCACCTAATATGTTCCTAAATATGGTTCCCATATCCGCTGACAAATCCCCTACTCGAGCATCGGGAGTATATAGCATAGCACTATGGTAGTTGCACTGGTTCTCTGCTGACTGAAGTCGTTGTACATCAGTATACATTAATTTCTTTAATCCTTGACCACGGTTGACAACGGAAGTAACCTTTTTGACGAATCGTTTCCAGCTGCGTCTGCGCCTCTTGGGCATGCGCCTGTATCGATAGTCCGTTTTAAAGTCATTATCATAGGTGAGGGGTTGTGTTTCGCGTGTTCCAGACCTTCGCGTTCGCGTTCGGGAACGGGCATAACGTGACGCGAATGAGATCCCTGCTTTGAGAAGACGGCCCCCATATCGTGCTGCGTTACGGGTCACGTGTTGCGTAGGTGATCGGCGTTTCATGATTGGTGCGGAGAATTAATTGTAAACAAGAACACGTGCCTTTTATAGGCCTCACTTTCAATCGTCAATTTCCCTCACTTTCAGCAAATCAAGTGAGTTCATATATACTTACCTCTTTTGGGGGTGATAATATGAAGACCTCACATTTCGGGCTTCTAGTAATATTATAGAAGCCCGAAGGAGGAAAAAAAAGAAGTGAGGTGAAAAAAAAAATTTCTCCCCGAAAATACCAAATTCATGTACCATGGCAAAATTCAGAGTACAAGGCCGACACCTCTTCCTAACATATCCCCAATGCTATCTGGAACATCAATACATTTACGATTACCTATTCAACTTACCTGTTGGAAATGAAAGACCAAGCAAAATATGCGTTGCGAAAGAAAATCATGAAGATGGTTCCCCGCACTTCCACGTTTACCTCGGTTACGAAAAAAGAAGAGATATTTCAAACGAAAGAATTTTCGACATAGACAACTATCATCCAAACATTCAGAAAGTTAGATCTTACAAACACTGCATTAGTTATATAGTTAAAGATCAGAACTACCTTGCAAATTTTTCAGTCATCAAACCTACTGTTGCGCAAATAGCGGACCGTGCTCCAGACGAGGAGGCATTCATTAAGATTGCTGAGGAGGAGTACGGTACAAAGTTTGTGTCTTCGTTTTCCAACTGGGTGGCCTTCTACAACAGAAGAAAAAAAATATCCTTGGTAAGCGATCCCATTGGTGACTGGTCCAGTTTCAAAATATACGACCTTAACTTACTATGCCGCATTCTTTCAGTACAAAACCACATTA